AAAGGTACGCTACTGACCCCTATTTAACATTTCCCAACCCATTTTTAACATTTGCAAACACTTTGTGGCACGGTTTTTGCTGGGTCGCCACTTTACCGTTTTTTAACATTTCGCACCCGACTTTGGCACGGTTTTTGCTAAGGCACAGATTTAACAAACGATAACAGACTTTGGCACGGTTTTTGTTATGCGTGTGCGCCCGTGAAATTGTTTCACGTGGAACACTTCCACACCGATGCACAAAATAAAATGTTTCACGTGGAACACAACACCAAGAGTTAAGAAAAGTTAAAACGAAAATAATTTGTGCGCTTATGCTTGTATGTTAGAAAAATGTTGTATCTTTGCAGTGTTCAATTAAACATTTTGAAATTATGAAAGAATTGATACAACATTTCAGAGAGCAACCGAAAGAAGCAATCAAAGAAGTTGCAATGTGTTTAGCTATTTTCGCCGTATGTGGGGCGATGTTGTTTTTATCTGCAATCTTGCAGGGTTGCACCGTTTCAAAAGGGACAACGGTACGGGGCAAAGCAACTATCATAACCACCGATACAACGATAGTGAAACACAACGGTACGTTGAAATTTAAGAAGTCTATGTTTAACAATTAAAAGTTTACTACAATGGAAGAAAAAAGAAACGCATTTGACGAGTTTAGTTTTGCCGCTTTGTCGGCTTTGGGTAGCCTTATGGCGTGTAACGAAGTTTGCCGCAACCAACGTGCGGTTATGAAAATAAACCGCTTTCGTGCGTGGCTTATGGACTTGAAGCCGCAAGACAACCCCGAACCGAATTTGCCGTTTGACGGTGAACCGCAAGGACAGACAGCCGAATAACAATTAACACCAAGTTTAACAATTAAAAGAATTACTACAATGAAAAGTTTTGCAAGTAAATTTAACAAGACCACGTTTGGCATTGACACAACCGACTTTCAGTACACCAAGTTAGCCGATATTTTCAACTCTGAAAATGAGGGCGGCAAAGATGTGGTACACAAAATTAATGGGCTTTATGTCCACAAATCACAATTAGGCGACAGCCCCGTAATTATTGACGAAGAAAACAAACGGCTGGTGAACCTACCAAGCCACACCGCCGAAACGGTGCGTGAAATACTTGCCGATGATGAGGCGGTACAAACTATCAAAGACGGCAAAGTAGGTTACACGATTTACGAGTACGAGAGCCACGGCAAGAAGTGTTATTCGATTTCGTTTGTGGACTTATAAGAGTTTGGAAAGTTATGTTTAACTTTGTAGGGGTTGCAATGTTTGTAACCCCTATTTAATATAAAAGCGTATGGCAAAGTTAGGTTTCAAGATTAAATTTACAAAGTCTGTATTTGGGGCAACCCAACGGGCGAAAATCAAAAAAGAGATATTGCAAGCCGTGGAAAGCAGCCCCGAATATCGAAAAGAAATTTCAAGGGTTTTCCAAATGGCGAACCGCCGAATACAGAATATAGAGCAAAGCGGACAACTTTCGCCAGCCGTGCAAGCGTTAAACAAAGGCGATATTAAGGGGTTTACCAAATTTTCAATGAAAGGCGATTGGAACACCCTAAAAATTGAGTACGGCAAGGCGATTTCGTTTTTACGCCAGCCAACCAGTACGGCGCAAGGTGCAAGGCAGTACGGGCAACACCTGCAACGTATGTACGATTTAACGCCCGATGAGTACAACCTTATGGCAAGGAACTTGCAAGGCAAGTTAAACAGCGTTTCAGATAGTGACTTTGTGGAACGGTATTTGATGCGGTACAAGGATTTCACGGGCGAAATGGAGCAAAGCGCAAGCGATATAAGCACCCAAATTGAGAGTGAAGCGCAAAGCATATCACGGGCGATTGATGCGGAAATAGAAAGACAGGCAAATGAGGTAGCCGACCAAATGGAGGATATGCAAAACGATATAGAGCGCATTTTGCGCAACTTTAACAAGTTTGGGTTATGAAAAAAATACCTTTTGAGTTACAAGAAAGAATAAACAGCCCGACCGAAATAAACGAAGTACTGAAAGCCGCCGTAAACGAAAAGAACATTATCGGAAACAGCAAGGGAGAAAGGTTTTATAACATACCGTGCGCCTTTGATATTGAAACAACAAGTTTTTACCGTGATACGGACGGACGGGCGTACACATACGAGCAAATGCAGCGTATGCAGGACGGGAACGGGCGCAAGGCGAAATTAGAGAAAGCCGCAATAATGTACGTTTGGCAGTTTGGCATAAACGGATATACGATAATGGGGCGCACGTGGGGCGAGTTTGTCACGATGATGCAGACCGTAAGCGAGGTTTTAGGGCTGAATGACAAATTACGCCTTATTGTGTATGTGCATAACCTTTCATACGAATTTCAGTTTTTGCGCAAGTGGTTTGAGTGGCAACGGGTTTTCAGTATTGATTTGCGAAAACCGATTTATGCGATAACAACGGGCAACATTGAGTTTAGATGCAGTTACTTGCTTTCGGGTTATTCGCTTGCAAAGTTGGGCGAACAACTTATGAAATACAAGTGTGCAAAAGCCGTTGGCGATTTGGACTACCAGCAAATAAGGCACAGCGAAACGCCGCTTACTGATGCTGAAATACATTACTGCATAAACGATATTAAAGTTGTTATGTGCTATATACAGGAACGCATAGAGGAAAGCAAGGGGATAACGCACATACCGATAACAAAGACGGGGTTTGTGCGCAAGTATTGCCGTGCGCATTGTTTGCGTGAAAAAAGCGATGCAGGAAAGACCGTACCGAATTGGGATTACGTAAACTTGATGCAGGAACTACAAATTACGGGTATGAATGAATTTAATATGCTGCAACGTGCGTTTGCAGGCGGCTTTACACACGCCAACGCCGAATATACAGACGAAATAATGTATGACGTGGATAGTTACGACTTTACAAGCAGTTACCCGTATGTAATGATTGCGGAAAAATATCCGATGTCGCAAGGCGTTGCAATCACGGTTAAGAGTACGGCGCAATTTGAGTTTTTAATATCAAAGTATTGTTGCGTGTTCGATATTGAGTTTACCAACATATTTGCCAGCGAAACACAGGACAACCCGATTTCGGCAAGCAAATGTTTCGTTAAAGAAAACCCGTGCGAGAATAACGGGCGTATCGTGGCGGCTTCAAAAATAGCACTGACAATTACGGACGTGGATTTTAATATACTCAAAAACTTTTATACGTGGGAAAGTATGCGAGTCGGCGAAATGTATTGTTATAAGAAAGATTATTTGCCGACACCGTTTGTAAAGTCTATCCTACATTTGTACGAAAGCAAGACGAAATTAAAAGGCGTTGAGGGCAAAGAAGTGGAATATCTAAACAGCAAAGAAATGTTAAACAGTTGTTACGGTATGAGTGTTACCAACCCTTTGCGTGATGAGTTTACATATAACGGCGAATGGGATATTAACTCAATGACAGCCGAACAAAAGCAGGAACTTTTATACAAGTACAACACCAGCAAAAACCGTTTCTTGTTTTACCCGTGGGGCATTTTCGTAACCGCATACGCACGGCGCAACCTTTTCACGGGCATACACGAAGCAAAAGACGATTACATATACAGCGACACCGACAGCATTAAAATAATGAACGGCAAGGCGCACGAAGCATATTTCAAGGCTTATAATATGCAGGTGCAAATGAAATTGCGAGCCGCCTGCAAGTACCACGGTTTGCCGTTTTCGCTTTGCGAGCCGCAAACGATAAAAGGCATAACAAAGACTTTGGGCGTGTGGGATTTCGAGGGAACTTACACACGGTTTAAGACTTTGGGCGCAAAACGCTATATGGTGCAAGAACCGAACGCACTGAAAGCAAACGGACGGGCATACGATTTCAGTCTAACCGTTTCGGGCGTAAACAAGAAAGCCGCAATTCCCTACCTTATTGAAAAGTACGGGGCAAACGGTATCTTTGACGCCTTCACCAACTATTTGGACATACCGCCAGCGGCAACGGGCAAAAACATACATACGTACATAGACTACGAGATACAAGGCGAGATAACCGACTACAAAGGCAGCACGGCGCACTACAACGAACGCACGGGCGTACATTTAGAGCCGACAGGTTACAGCCTATCTTTGTCGGTTATGTATCTTAACTATTTGCGAGGTATCAAATTTAAGGACTAAAAAATAAACGATTATGACAACAAGAAAGACAAAGACAGACAAGCCGAAATTTTACGACTTGAAAGCGATTTTAAGCAAGAACGCCGATTATAATGTTATATTTGGCGAGCGTTCCAACGGCAAGACTTACGCCGCCTTAAAATATGGTTTGGAAAACTATATAAAGACGGGTAAGCAAATGGCATATATACGCCGTTGGCGTGAGGATTTACGGGGCAAACGTGCCGAAAGTCTGTTTGCAAATCACGTGGCAAACGGACTTATTGAGCAACTGACAGAGGGCAAATTTAACGAAGTGTTCTATATGTCTAACAAGTGGTTTTTATCGTACTACGATGCAGAGAAAAACAAGCGTACACCCGACCCGAACCCGTTTTGTTACGGGTTTTGCCTTTCAGAGCAGGAACACGAAAAGAGCAGCAGTTACCCGAATGTTACTACAATCGTATTTGACGAGTTTCTAACACGGCGGTATTATTTGCCCGATGAGTTTATGTTGTTTATGAACCTTTTAAGCACGATAATACGCCAGCGCAACGATGTTAAGGTTTTCATGTTGGGTAACACGGTAAACAAGTTTTGCCCGTACTTTACCGAAATGGGATTGAAGCAAGTGCCGTTTATGGAGCAAGGAACGATAGATATATACCGCTTTGGCGAACACGGCGCAATCGTGGCGGTTGAGTATTGCAGCACGATAGTACAGCACAAAGCCAGCAACAAGTATTTTTGTTTCGATAACCAAAACTTGCAGATGATTACGGGCGGTAAATGGGAACTTGCAGTATATCCGCATTTGCCGTGCAAGTACAAGCCGCAAGATGTGTTGTTTGTGTACTATATCAAGTTTAACGATGTAGTGTTACAAGGTAACATTATCCAGGTAGGCAACGAATGTTTTACGTACATACACGCCAAGACAACCCCGATAAAAGATGAGGAAAACGCTTTGATTTATTCGCTTGAAATGAACGGCAAACCGAACTACAAACGCAAGTTGTTGAGTACGGCAAGTTATGTTGAACAACAAGTCGCACGGTTTTTCGCAATAGACAAAGTTTTCTACCAAGATAACGAAGTCGGCGAAATAGTACGCAATTATTTAATTACGAGCGCAAAGACAAACATTGTTTCGCTGAAATGAAAATAACGGCGGTTTGGTGCAAATTTCGTGCCAAATCGACCGTTTTACGAAATAAATGCCTATCTTTGCAAGTAGTAACTAAATTTATAACGATATGGACGCAAATACTATTATTCAAATCATTTCAAGTTTGGGTTTTCCGATTGTGATGTGTGGCGCATTGTTTTGGTATATGGTGAAACAAAGGCAGGCGCACCAAGAAGAAACGGAACACCTCAAAGATACGATTTCGGAAAATACGAAAGTGTTAGCCGAACTTACAACCCTAATTAAAGTTTTGACAGATGAAAAGGAAAGATAACATTTACAAGTTGTACCAGCAACAAGTAAGGGACAAAGACACCGCCGTTACTGAATTTATGGCGAACACGTTGGCGAAAACTCAAAGTATGTTTGAGTACGAGGGTTTGCCCGACAGCATACCGCAAAAAGAGTTGGAGCGGCTTTTGCAGACCACAGGCAACGCCTTTGTTACCAGCGTGGACGGGGTTTTGTATGCGCTTTCGGGCGGCAAAGGCGGCGAACCCGATGTTTACGGACGGGCAACGCTTTACACCGTGGCGAACCCTGCATTAAAGTTAAACAAGACCTACGATATACAGAAAGACGGGGTTTTGGTTGAGAATGACAGCAACGGCGAAAGCCTTTTGCCGCTGATAGGGCGTTATGCCGTGTTGCATACTGACGGGCTTATTTCGTTGAACACGGCAAGCATTTTGACCCGTATCACGATGCTTATAAGTGCCAGCGATGACAAGACAAAGCAAAGTGCCGATGAGTTTTTGCGCAAGATACAGGACGGCGAGTTTTCAATTATCGGGGAAAACGCATTTTTCAAGGGTGTAAATATGCAGACAGCCCCGACCACAAACAGCGTGTATATTACACAACTTATTGAACTGATACAATACTACAAAGCGAGTATGTACAACGAATTGGGTTTGAACGCAAATTATAATATGAAGCGTGAACGGCTCAATTTGGGCGAGGTATCTATGAATGTAGATGTACTTTTGCCGTATGTGGATAATATGCTAAAAGAAAGACAAAATGCAGTTGAGAAAATTAACGCAATGTTCGATACCGAAATTTCGGTTAAACTTGCTTCAAGTTGGGGTTTGGAAAGAGATAATTACAACGCTTTGGCGGCTGATTTGGAAACGGCAACGGAAAACCCCGACCCGACAGACGAACCCGAACCGACAGAGGAAACAACCGAAACAGACGGAAACGACACCGAAACAGACGGAAACGACACGGAAACAGAGGAAACAGAAGAAACGCAAGAAACGGAAACGGAAACGGACGGTAACGATACCGAAACAGAGGAAACAGAGGAAACAGAAGAAAACGAAGAAAACAAAGATAAACAATGAAATACAGCGAACTATTTACAAAGGGTAACGGGATATTCCAGGCGGTTTTCAAGACCGAATATCCGACAGAGTACGCCGCAATTTTCGGCGATACCGACCCGACCAAGTTAGACGCTTACGCCTTACTGATGTACGGCGGCAAGACCGTTGTAAGCAGCATAACCAGCGACAACGCAAGCGATGTTGTTTCGGCGGTGATTGCGGTAAACGTGCAAGGCTGGGAACGTGAAGCGGCGGCGATGTTAGCCGATTACGATGTACTGACACCCGTCACGGGGCAAATTGAACGGACGGAAACCGTAACTTTGCAGGAAAGCACCGACAACACCGAAACGGGCGCAAACAAGGCGTTTAATGACACCGATTTTTCAGACAGCGACCGAAAGACCGCCAACGATGAGAGAAACCGCACAGAGGAACGCCAAACAACCGAAACCAGCAAAGGAACGGGCGCAAGCAAATCAATTTCAAGTGAAATTGCAAAAGAATTGCAGTTAAGGCGTGATAATTGGAGAAAAAACATTATCTTTGCACTTGTAAATGAGATAACACTAAGTATTTATGTATAAACTTTTAATTTTATAAAATTATGGAAGTAAAGCAGATTTATTCTTTGATTAACAGCGTTTCGGGCGAAGTGCTGGGAAAAACCGACATCGTGGCAGAGGATTTGACGGGCATCGTGGATTTAGGCACGGAAGTTTTCAACCAAGGTGCAGTAGATAATTACGTTAAATCACTTGTAAACCATATCGGCAAGGTGATTTTCGTAAACCGACCTTATGCGGGCAAAGTGCCGTCTGTGCTGATGGATGCGTGGGAGTTTGGCAGCGTGCTGGAAAAAATAAGTGCTGATGTTCCCGAAGCCGAGGAAAACGATAGCTGGAACTTGACAGACGGTACAAGCTATGACCAAGATGTTTTCCACAAACCGACCGTTACCGCAAAGTTTTTCAACTCAAAGGTTACGTTTGAAGTACCCGTATCAATCACGGAAAGGCAGGTTAAGGAAAGTTTCAGCAACGCCGCACAACTCAACGGGTTTATTTCGATGATTTATGCAGCGGTTGAGAAGTCAATGACTATCAAGGCAGACGCTTTGATTATGCGTACTATTAACAATATGATTGCGGAAACCGTTTTGGCTGATGCGGTTGCGTTTGGAGCAACGGCGGCAGGTGATATGGCAGGGGCAGACCTTTCCAGCGCAAGCACTGCAAGATGTGTAAACCTTTTGAAGTTGTACAACGATAAAACGGGCGCAAGCACGAAATTAACCGCTGCAAAGGCGATAACCGACCCCGATTTTATCCGCTTTGCGTCTTACGTTATGGGAACATACGCCGACCGCCTGCAAAGCATTTCGACCGTGTTCAATGTTGGCGGCAAGGAAAGATTTACGCCGAAAGATATGTTACACGTGGTACTTTTGTCCGACTTTGCAAAGGCAGCGCAAACCTATCTTTATTCCGACACGTTTAACCGTGGTGATGTACTTTTGCCGCAAGCCGAAACCGTACCTTTTTGGCAGGGTAGCGGACAGAACTACGAGTTTGCCAGCACGGGTAACATTAATATCAAGGAAAGCGGCGGCAAAGCCGTTGAAATTTCGGGCGTGTTGGGCGTAATGTTCGACCGTGATGCGTTGGGCGTTTGCAATCTTGACAGACGAGTAACAACGAACTACAACGCAAAAGCCGAGTTTTTCAACAATTATTACAAGTTTGACGCTGGATATTTCAACGATACAAACGAAAACTTTGTAGTATTCTTTATTGAGTAACTCAATAGGTATTAGATTGTTTAACTTTGGCGGTGGGGGTGCAGATGAAAGCGCACCGCACCGCCTTTTTTCTTACCGATATGACAACGATAAACTTTTATTCATACAACGGACACCCCAGCACGGTAAACAAGCAGTTGGGTGACTTTACGGCGATTGAGGGCGATTTGCGGCAAACTTTCGATGTGTTGCGCCCGACCGTAACACTACGAAAGCAGCCCCGACCTACTTTCAATTATTGTTACATACCCGATTTGGGGCGTTATTATTTCGTGGATAGGGTAAGTTTTGAGGGAAACAACGCCTACGAAATTACGTTGCGTGTTGATGTGCTTAAAACCTACGAAAGCGAAATTTTGGCGGCAACGGGGCGTGTATCTGAAAGCGACAACCCCGACCCGTATATTTCAAACCGTGATACGGTTTACAAGCGCACCCCGAATTTTGAGAAAGTGCCGTTTGCTGAAACGGGGCTTTTGAATGAAAACGGGGGTATCATTATGGTAACTTTGAAAGGAACAACCGAAAATTAAAAGAGTATGGCAGTAATTGTAAATATACCTAACGCACACGATGATAACAGCCAGTGGAACGCAAGCGGCGGTTATTGGGATATAAACGTAAGAACCGATGACGGGTTTGTATTTCAAGGCGATGTTAAAGCGGTTTATACCAATACAAGCGGATACCCGAAAAGCGTTGTTTTGGAGCAAAACGGCGCAAAGGTTTGGGCATTTGGTAAGTTGTCCGACACCACTGCAAAGACGAAAATAACTATCAAGGGAAACACCCAAAGCGGGGAAACACCCGAACTTAACGTTACTAACAACGTACCCAACACGACCGCCACGGGCGAAAAGTTGGGTAAGGCTTCGGCAAAGGTAACATTAACCGCAAATGAGGGTTTTAAGATAACCAGCGCAAAAGTAGCGTTTACGAACGGTTACGGCTACCCTGCAAGCGAGGATATGACAATAAGCGAGGGTGGCAAATCTGCAACGTGGCAAAACGATGATTGCGAACCCAACAAAGGTGTAACAATAAGCGGCGAAACGGACAAATTTACAGAGGTAGTAAGCATTGGAACAAACCTTTCAAATTGCCACGCCGACCCACCGTTACCCGAATTTTTGCAATACGGTGAAACGCTTAACGTAACTTTAAAAGCGAACGAAAACACGGCGTTTGATACGGAACAAAGTACGCCCAAAATTTTCTATCTTAACGAAAACGCCTACCCTGCAAGCAAAGATTTGACCGTTTCAGATGATAAACAGACGGCAACGGGAAGCCTTGTTATACAAAACGGTTGGCGTAACCTTTCTGTAAATGCGCAAGCGTACCCCGTTACCGTTGTGGGCGAGCAGTACGGGGCTATAAACGTGTATTTGGTAACGCTTGACGAGTTGGCAGAGTTTAGCAAAAAGCGTTTTTTCAAGGAAACGGGCAGCGACCCCGAAACGGGCGCAACCATATACGAAAACATAGATTTGGGCGCATACGTGAACAAGATACGCCGTGTTTACACCGACATAGGCGCAAGCAGCACCGATGTAATAAGATGCGGCAACTACAATACGGGCGTATCTTGCCGCCAGCCAGCGCAAGACAAAATAACGCTTGATTTCGGCACAGCGGTAGTACCGGCGCACAATGAGGACAACACCGACTACGAAAGCGAAATACAAATCTTTTTGCCGTTTGCAGGCTTTGTAAACCTCAATACAGATTATGCAGGCAAAACGATAGCTTTGCAGTACGTTATAAACGTGGTAACGGGCAACGGGGTTGCGCTTTTGAGTTGTGACGGCGTTGTATTTCAAGTTGAGGAAACCGAACCAAGCAGCGAAATAATATACCTATCACCAAGCACCCAAGTTAAAACCGTGGGCGGCGATGATTGGAACGAGATGTTATATTACGGTTTAGAACCTTACATTTACTGCAAGTGGTACGAGAGCGCAAGCAACGGGCGAAACAATGACAGACAAACGGGCATTTTAGGCGATTTCAGAGGGTTTAATGTGTTCGATGATGTTACACCCATACACACCGCCGAAATGCTGACAGAGGAACAAGAAATGATATACACGGCTTTGTCTGACGGCGTTTATATTGAGTAACTGAAAGGCAGGACAAAAAGAAAGG